CACTCGTGAACAAGTCACCAAGATACTCCTGTTTATATTGTGTCTGGCTCCTGACGCCCACTTGTTCCGCTAGAACTAGAGCATCTTTGTGCATTAATACACCTACTCTATCAGCACCAGAGTTACCTGAAGCTGTAGGGCAGTTAGATGAGATAAAGATATCTACACCATAGATTTGTCCAATCTTGCCAGTCTTAATAGCATCACCAGAACCAATGAACTGCTGCTCTGTGAATCTGTTGATTCCTAGCATGTCATTAGCACAGATTGGTGGAACTACCATTACACGATTGTCCATTGGTACATCTGCATCATCAAGAGTTAAAAGCATTCTACGAATACCTGCATCTGTAATGTCAGAAGCGTTAGATGAGTTACCAGTATATAAAGTAGAACCGTGTCCACCAATTACTGCTTTCTCATAAGACGCTGCATCTGCACCACCTACTGTACCACCTTGTAAACCCTCTGTAAGAGCAAAAAGGTCGGTGTCAACTTGCTTCGCCAAAGCGTAGCCAGCATCGTCCGTGTAGAACTTTCTCATTGAAGCTAGTGCTTGAACTTCTGCAATATCTTCAATTAACTTTGAATACTCGTAATGCTTATCAATGCTAACTGTTACTTTCGTATTAGTAGCTGCTGATAATGTTACTTGAGTGTTTGCTGCTTTAGCACTTGCACTTCCTCTTGCCGGCACGGGAATATATATAGTGTCTCCCTTCTTGCCTTTATGAGAAAGTTTAGTGACTAGGTTAGCAACCACTAGATTTGACTTGTACGCACCTATAACTTCATCTGACCATAGTTCAGGAATGAAGTTATTGGCGACACTAGTCGTGACTTGGTTTGAACCTAACGCCATTTTCTTCTCCTATTATAAGTAAATTATTTAACCCTACCTTCCGCATACGCTAGTTGAATTTCATCAGCTAGTGCAGCATGTCTGTTAGGGTCAGTTACCTGTAGATTGATTAAATCAGCTCTACGGTAAATCTTTTTTCCACCGACAGCATCTCCTGAAGAGCGTGTTTCTGAGCTAGTCTTTTGTAATGCTTTTTCTCTTTTAACTTTTTCTTTCTTTTTAACATCAGCAGTTTTACTTGCCATGTTAATTTGCTTCCATGTTGTAAACAACTCGTTAGCAGCCTCAAAGTCATAAGAATCAGCAGTACGGAATAACTCTTGTCGTATCTTGCTTGCTCCAACCCAGTTACGAAAGTCTTGGTTTTCCACTATCTCCATAAAATCAGGGTGCGTAGATTCTAATTGTGCTTGATTCAACGCTTGATTTTGCATGGCTCTAGTTTCTTTAGCCTTAACTACATCGGGATGTTTTTCTATAGCTGAGTTAACTGCGTTTGCAGGGTCAGCATAGAACTGGTCCTCGAAGGGTACTGGTTCTTCTGTAGGTGTAGCAGTTTCTGTAACTTGTTGTTGAGCTGACATTAAACTATCAATTAATTTCCGTTGATGTCCAACTTCCATACCTTGTTTGCCTAATATTCTTTCAGCATTTTGGTGCATCTCAATAACTTCTTCAAGTGATTTTCCAGCATACTTCTCAGGAACTGTAGATTCTGGTTCTGTTGCCTCAACTTGTGTTTCTTCTTGGATATCGTAATCCTGTTGAGTTTCTGCTGCTTCTACTTCTTGATTTTCTGTTACCTGTACATCTGTTAAAGGTGTTTCATCTACTACTATACTCATTTTGGTCTCCGCCCATTTGGGTTATGAAGTTATATTAAGGTAGAGTCCTTATGAAGAGGATTGTTCTACCGCTAGTTTTGTTGCTTGTTCTAGACTTTGCAATTGTCTTAGGACTTGCAACTGACCCTTAGCATGCCAAAGGTCTTTTTCACTTTCAAGAGTGCGTATATCAACTACATTCTCTTCAGTAATTTTCATATCAGCTATTAAGTCTTTCCACCCTTCGGTCTCAAACATAGCTAATCTATCATTTAAAAATTGTTCGTCAGTCTTCATTGTACGCTTGTACTAATTGCTGCTTTAGAACCTGCTTCTCTAGCCTTAGCTAGATTTAATATAGTTTCTGATTTAAGATGTTCCATTTCAGGTATATTTCTAGCAGTTTCTGAATCTTGATTAGCAATATCTGACTTCATTTTATCTAAATCTAGTGCGTTCTTTTGCAACTTAATAATTTGTTCTTCTACTTGTATCTCATTAGGCACAACTACTGCTGCTTGTGCTTGATGTAATATAGCTTTGCCTTTTTCTTCTTCAGCTTCAGCTAGTGTCTTTTGAATATTAGCTTGTAATTGTTGTATTTGTAACTCGTTACCTATATTCTCTAACTCTTGCTGTCCGCCATCAGGCTGACTACCTTGTTGTAGTGCCTGTACAATCTGGTCTCTATTATGAATACTAGAGTTTTGCATCATAGCTAATAAGATTACATCAAAAGCAGGAGAATCTTTAGGTATAGACTGTAACATTTGTACCATCTGAGTCATCTCTAATTCTTTAGCCATTATACCCATAGTTGAATAAGGTATAAACTTGTAATCGTTAACTGGGTATCTATCTACATCAAATTGTATCTTTCTCCACATTGATTTTTGGATTAAAGGTACAAGGAATGTGTTTTGGAAATTCATTAAAGTGCGCTTTTGTCTTTTAATAGCAGCACTTTGTTGCATAGACATACCACTAGCTGTAGCTCTATCACCTGCTACACCATCAGATGTGCCTGTACCCATTTGAATCATAGCCTGTAAACTAGATACTTGGTCAAATGTACTTGGGTCTGTTGTTCCCATGTCTAATGGCATAATAGCATCTCTAGGATTACCATTAGTCAGTACTGTCTTACCCGGTCTGACTTCAAACTTAACACCTCTAGGTAGGCGTGTGGCATCCGCAGCCATCATAGGTGTAGTTGTTAGTGCTAGTGAATCAATCCTAGCTCTCATCTCAGCGTCTAATGCTTTTTGTGCGTTATATGCTTTCTCTGAAACACCTCTACCCCAGAATTTGTTTGGTACTAAGTCATGTTGGTAGGATATAAAAGGTCTATCCTCCATGATAAATAAGTTTTGCTCTACTCTAAGTATATGCTCATCGTTACATATAGTAACAACTGCTTCTACTAGCTCGTCTTTCTTTGAATACTCAAAGTCATCTTTATCTTTACTAGGCTTAAGGAACCTCTTAGGTACTTTACCCCAGTATTCTGTAATCTTTACTGAGTCAGACTCATCAGCTTGCTTCATCTCAGGGTCATAACCAAATGATACTGTATCGTAACTACCATCAAGAGGTACATCTCTGTATATGCCTGATAGAATACCTTCAACTACATGATAACGAGGTTTGATTACCTCATGTGCTACACCTAATGCTTCATTAATAGTGTTAGCTGATGGGTCCATGAGAAACTCTTTAGGAGATATAGGTTCTACCCTAACATCTATTGAGGGATACTCTACTAACTGACGAGTAGTAGTGGTCGTACCTTCTACAGGTACTTCAGCAGGTGTTCTTTCAATAGACTGTTCTACAATTATCTTTCCAATACCAGTACCATATATAGCACTATTGAGAAATACCTCACATATAGCATCTTTACAGCCAGTCTTTTCTAAATCTTCTTGTAATAAATTCCTTACATACTCCGCATCCTGTGGATTTTCATCAAGCATGTCATCTTGTATGTCGAACCACTTTCCTCTGCCAAAAGTTGCTTCTTCTAACTCCGCAACAGCAGACTCAATAGCTTGCTGCATCGCAGGAGCTATGATTCTAGACTTTTCAGAGGTGCGTGTTCTGTCTTCTTGTAGCCAGATACCACGCCATAGGCGGTAATACTCATCCCACTTCTGTACATAGTTAGTATCTCTATGGGTACGCCAGCTTTCTAGCCTATGATTAAGCCATCCAGCTAAAGCTTGGTACTTTGTTTCTTTATTTTCAAACATTTATAGAAATATCTCCATTAACGCAGGTAATTCTGTGGAGTATAGCACATTTTAGGTAGTCATGTAGAGGTTTCTGTTAAATTATCTAATATCCTGCTATTTCATCGTAAGGTTCCCAGTCATCATCCATATCTATAGAGTATGCAAAGTCGGCTATAGACACTTGGTCAATATACGCGAGACTATCCAGCAAATCGTCATGACTTAGGTGATTAGGGAAGTCTAACATCTGTGACATAAAGACTTTCCAGTCTCTATCCTCGTTAAAACTTATCTGTCCATGTTCTAGTCTACCTTGTAAGGACCATGTAATGCGCTCAGTCTTCTTTTTACCGCCATGTCGCAGCTCATCTATATGTACAAACCTATTCTCTGTACGCATTTCATCTTCTAGGTAAGGCATGATAGCATTCTTTAAAGAACCTGTTTCTATTCCTACAGTTGTAGCTTCATTTACATCCGCAGCTTTAAGTATTTTCTTAGCAGTTTCTTTAATACCCCATCTTCCATGTAAAATATCTTTAACCCACCACTTATCTCTATCTACTTTTACAATAGCTATAGATGTTTCGTCTAATTTAGAGCCTTTTAACCCTCTTTCTTTTTCTACAGCTTCAAATCCAGCAGGGTCTACAGCTATTACATAGTTTCCTTCTTCAGGTTCTTTAGATGTATGGAACCATTCCTCTTTAAAAATACCTCCAGAGAAAGTTTCAAAGCTTGCTTCAAATTCTTGCCTAAATGCCATAGAAGACATTGAGCGTTTTGCTGCTTCAATCTCATCTGCTGCTATATAAGGGTTATCTGTAGAGTTAAAAGAGAAAGCTTCCCAGTCTTCTTCCTTTTGTGCCTCTGTGTATAGGTCATAGAAATGGTTTTTACCAGCAGGTGTACCAATAAAAAGTGCTTCTCCTCGTACATCTGCTAGAGTTGGTCTTAAAATCTGCTCCCATACAATAGGTTTCATAGAAGCATATTCGTCAAGCACGACATAAGCAAGTCCCACGCCCCTCAGCGTATCTGGTCTATCAGAACCCTTAAGATATATCTTTCTATCGTTGATTAATGTAAGCCTAGCTGTATTCTCGTAGGCATCTTTTATGACATCAGCACCTAATTCTTTCAACATACCCCACATGATATCCTTAGCTTGCTGAAAAGTAGGACCAACATAGAACACATCTTTACTTTCTGATTGTAAAGCTTTAATTAAAAGAATCCAAGCAGCTAATCTAGACTTACCAAACCTTCTACCAGCAGCTACTATCTTAAATCTTTTATTTGAGTTAAATATCTCTAGTTGCGCAGGGTGTAACTCTACATTAATTTCTGCCATTTAGTTTCTCTGTAATAGTCGTATAGTCTTTAAACAATGTTTCTTTTATTAAGTACAAAAACTTTCCTTTATAATCTCCTTTAATAGGAGGAAACTCAATAGGCTTTAATTTGTTTTCTTTTATACATTGTTTTATTCTTTTCGCCTTTATCCAATAAAGCTTATCTTCTGTAATGTAAACCCACCACTCAGCTTTAGTAGCTTCAATTCCTGAAGGTTCGCCACCATAAGAATATTCTATAGCTACATTACCTGTTTTTTTAGACATCCTATCACTTTTAACTTCTATACCTATATCTTTTTCAGGTACAAACAAATCCCACTCTTTATGGTAGCCTTCTACTTTATATGCTTTGGGATATTTAAGGCGCAGCTTTTCTAATACTAATAGCTCTTTTTCTTCACCATAAGCTAAATCATTTTGGAAGCTCATTTATTACCTCAGCTATTACAGTATCCTCAGATTTGCTTCTTACCTGCTTTGGTTTGATTTTTTTGGCTTGCTCCTCGATTTGTTCTGTAGTGCCTACATTAATTACAACACCACCATCATGCTTCCTATGGTTTATCTCTACAGCTTTAGTAGTAGGTACAATTCTATCCATACACATCTTAAGACAATGTACATCACCTTTTAAAGCTCTATCTATAATTACTTGGACTATCTCAGGTCCACGCTCGGTAAGCAGCTCTCTGGACAAGATAGTATACTTATTCATACTACCTTTAGGTCTGCCTTGGGGATTTAAAGGAGCCATACCTTTATACAAAGCAGGATTACCTTTATTATTTCTTCTTTTGTCGTTCTCAGTCATAACCTAATACATTAAGGAAAAACTGAAGTATAGCATACTTAGGTTACACGCATGTTAGTATTTAAGTAAAAGAATCTGAATAACTACCTGCTGCTTGTTTTAGGCTGTACTAGGCTCGCGTGTTTAACTTAAGTAGCAAACTTGGTAAGAGTTTAGCATACTTTTACTGCTTTGTAAACTAATAATTACTTCTATTTTATATAGTATTAATAAGTAATACTTATGATGCCGAAATCGACTCTCATCTAGAGGTGATTGTTTATTTATTAGACTGACATTACTGTTAGGCTCCCCCTACGGGTGTTTAGAGAACTGTAGTAAACTGATGTTGTACCCAAGTTTAACTGTTATCCTCTGAAGTTGATGTAAAAGAGAGTGTGATAGTCACTATAAGGTGATGAATCTATTAATTTATTTAAGACACTTCATAAAAATATACATGTCATCCTAAGACTCCCTATACAAAGTAAGAGTAATCTCTTCGGTTCAAGTATTATCATTTCTTGTACCTCTTGCGTACATCATACAACCCTTTGATTGGTTAAGACATACCGAACATATCAGATGTGCTAAGATATGAATAATCTCAGTTCTTCTATGTCTTCATCTTGTGAGCCTAAGTCAAAGTAACCAATGTAACTTGCTCTATCTTTCTATCGTGACTCATCTACCTTTATACTCATCTTTAGGAACACTTCAATTCAGCTATAGTATTGTCGCTACTTACCATTAACTATATCTTAATATCATTAGTAAAGCTTAAGCACATTAGCCTTTTAAAACTGTTTGAAATAATCGGAGTAGCCTTGAGTTGAGTAAGCTATATCATTTACTATTCTCTAAGACTCAAAGGCTGTGAAAGAATTGTCTACAACATAAGTATCCACTAAGGTTTATTTTGAGATTGTT